GAAAGCAAGCCGTCCTCAAAATCCTTAAGTTCTTGTTCTGAAAAATCTTCTTCACGCATACTTAAAACTTCACATACTAAAGCGTTGTGTTTTACCACAGCAGTTCTAATAAATTCTGTAACCCATTTGCCATTAGTTATAAGTTGAGCTTTTCGATTACCGTCAATAAAAACATAATGATCATAACCTCTTAAATCTTGATCTAAGAGTTTTTTTTCTAAGTTTGATATTCTATTTAGTTTTAGTATGTTTAATTTATTCATTGTAATAAAGATCGTGTACTCGTTTAAGAGGAATAGCAGCAACTTGTGGCACTACTGAATTTCCGAGGGCTTTAGTTCTGTCCACCCTATAGGATAGCCCATCATCTCCTCTACGAAGTATGGGCTTACTGACATATGATCTCCAATCTGGGTTAAGACATCTGGTAGTACCTTTGGCCCATATTTCTCGTTCCATTTTGCTGAAGTTCTCCCTTTGTAATCTCTTGCTGTGGGGGTTGGTAAGCGTTGCGACACACCACCATCTGCTTCTTCGATGACAGGCTCCCAATGAACTCGCAGATATAACTGACCATTCTGCATCGTACCCTGCTTGGGAAAGCTCTCCGAGAAC